CCGGAGAGTAAGTCGTTAGCGGGTCTCCGCGCGCCATCCGGCAGTACTTCGAGGTCTACTGGCATCAACGTTCCTTGGTGCTGGGCTTCAGGGTGTTCAAATCGGCAGGCCTTTCATTCCTATAGGTAAACTCGAGCGTTTCGCTGTTCTTTTAGATCGCAAGTTCCCAGGAGGCACTTACAAAGCGCTTCTCCAGGTTTTTGCGCTTGTTCCCATTTACGAGCTTGTGCTTGCTCGTGAAGTTCCAACACGTGTGGAGGTGGTTTGGAAAAGTCAAGTTCTCACCCCTCTGCACTGGGATTTGGCGCGAATGGCCGGTCAGCCAACCGCGGAGGAAGTTGCCGCGAAAGTGGCTAAGAAGCTTCCAGATAGAGAATTGCATCGTGCGACGCATGAGAACCTTATTGAAGGCAATTTGAGGGATGGCCATTCGGTTGTCGCTGACCTCAACGTCCCTACTGTGACTAAACATGTTGCCTTCTCTCAGGATGTGCTCAACGCCGATGTTCCCCTAGCCCAGCTTAAAGCCCTTCTTCGTCTTGGTGAATTGTACAAGGTGACGAAAATACAAGGTGTCCATTACTACGTGGAGCCTAGAGAAAGCCCTGATTCAGACGACATTGTTCATTATGGTGACGTTGCTGAGACCCTCACTACCGATGGTTTAAACGCCATTGCCTCCTTGATCGCGGGCCGCAACGTTATACCTACCGTGTTGACTCCCCCGTTGCATGTCCCCGTTGGAGTAGCAGTCAAAACAGAGACACCCTCTTGGATCTTAGGACTGTACGACGACCTGGAGGCTCGATACGGGCTCCAGGGCGAGGCAAGGAGGCATTACGAGGGGTCGTTCCTTACAGGGTCTGAACTTGGAGCTTTGAAGTCGATGCAGAATATGGTGAACTCTGAAATTGGAGTCAAGGTCCCCCCCACCCACATCATCACTGCCATGGCTCGTACTCTGGCCCGCTGCAAGTATAATCCGTCCCTTAGAATAGTTCCGCCCACAATTGATTACCAGTTCATTTCCAGCATCAAGTTGCCAAATCAGACAAAAAGTGGGGTTGATCATGCCCGCATCAAGACCGAGCGTGCTTCCCATTCGATCAAGGTTAAGTATGGGGGCCATTCCCAGACAAAAGCGCAGACCGATTTTTCTACAAACCTCGAAATTCTTGACTTGTTCCAGCAGTTGAAGAAAAAGGTCATTGATGGAAAGCGCTTTGATCCTGATTTGTATTGGACGTTCGTTGCGAAACTCGCTCTGAAGTTGGAGATGAAGACTATTGAAGATCGTGATCCCGACGGCTCAGCGACTAAGCAACGCACTTTCACGATATCTCCTGCCGCAGAAGTAAAGATCGACAAAATCCTTTCAGCTCCGTTTAGCTTTTGGATGCGCGGGAAGGATACCAACGCCATTGGTACTAATTGGCATCATGGAGGCGGTCAAAAGTTCGCAGAGGAATTGCATGCCTGCGGATGTCCGGAGGAGCATCGGTACTGTCATTGGGATTGCTCAAAGTTTGACCAGAGTCAAAAGGCCGCGATGTTGACCATCATAGCCAACGAGAGCATCCTCGCTTACCGTCGTGATCCCTCCAATGAAGAGGCTTGTTTGGCGTACGTTATCTTTTCGCTTCTTGCGACCTTCGTTTCGTCCCAGTCTTCAGTTCATATTGTTACTTGGATGGGTGAGCTTCGCACCTTGATCGGTTGCTTGTTCTCTGGGAAGAATGACACCGCTAATTGGAATTCCCGATATGCGGCGTATATGTGGGAGTGTTATAAGCTTTGGGAGGTGTCTGGTGCTGATTCTCGTGCTCCTCCTCCCTCCGACTATTACCGCAGAGATGGGTCCACTGCCCCGGTGGAGGTCAGGATGAGCGTGAAGGAGGCAATCAATTCCAAGTGCACTAAGGCCAAGCTCGCTGGTGATGACGGTTCTGGAACGTTTCCTAAGTACTCGATTCTCTCCCTCAATCGAATGCGTTACTTTGCCAAGGAGCAACTTGGTGTGACTATCAAACCGGGTCCTCCTACGGAGCACAATGACTACTTCTTCTCTAAGGTTGATAACGCCACCGGGAAAATTGTGATTGAAGGCAACGTATTTTTGCAACGCCGATTTGTGTGGGCCACCTGCTTTGGTCTTAAACAGGTCCTCCCTTATAGGCCGATTGAGGCCTATTGGCCTAGAATAGGCAGGGCGGCTAGCATACCGTCTTACTTGAATTCTGAACCAGGTTCCATGCTTCGCGTGTTTGCTTATTATCGCATGCGATGGGTCGGTCTTTTGTACGATACCATGGAGACGAACACCGCAGCAGCCGAGCAACTTCGGTTTTGTATTGAGTGGCTTGACCGCTATGTGACCACGCATATGCCTCAAGCTGATCTTAAGAAATACATTTCAGATCAACTAGCTCAAGAAGATAAGCCACGATGGCTTGAATCAGTGGTTGAGTATAGTCACAAGTTGGGCTTCACTACTCTCGGTTACAACTGGATCAATGTGCCGCCTGCTGGTCACATTTTGTCTCAGTTTGTCGTGCACGAGGAGTCTCGTCGTATAATTGATGCTTGGAAGGTCAATCACTTTCTTCCTCATCATGTTCTTGTTTGGAAGGAAGGCTCCATGGCCCCTGATCAATAACTGCTTTGTTCAAGGTTTAATTCCTTCGGTCCGACACATACGTGGTACCGTAGCTGTGTCAACGTTTTCCGCGATCACCCCGACACCAGGGTCGAGATGGACGTACCAAGGCAGTCATTAATTGTTTTGTTCGAAACCTCTATATATGGTTAATTCGAACCCGGATTTACGTTCCGTGATTAAACAATAAAAAAAAAA